TGCAAATATGCTCTTTTATCTGATGAATCAATTAATTCAATACTCTCAATCCTATAAGTAGGTGAAATATTATAAAACCAATTTTTTGCCTTAGATGTACTATCAGAAACACCTAAGGTTTTTAATTTAATAGTATCTCCTGAAGAATAATAGTAAGTTTTATCAGAAACATCAAAACCCTTAAGAACAGAATTAATTCTAACCGTTATATTCTTGTCAGGATCAAGACTTGACTGACCATAAGCAAAAGTATTAATTCCAATAGTTGTTGCATCCGCAATATCAGCAGTTAATCCAGTTTTTCCTACACCAGTCACTCCAAAGAACTGGGTTAATGATTTGGAGGTATAAGAAACAAATCCTACGTCTCCATCCGCAAAAGGAATATATAAATCTCCTCCTGTTGCCGCAAATCCTACAGTAGAATCTACAGTTAAAACAGTACTTCCTGCAGCAACTGCACCAATTACCTTCGTTGATGGTTGTACTTCAAAATTACCATAGATTGCACCATCTACTCTAATATCTCTATTATAACCAGCATCTATACTAAGCTTATAAAAAGTTTGTCCATACCCAACAGTAATTGGTTCTACTGAAGTGATAGGAGCATATGCTTTATTAATACTATCACTATAACTTTCTTGGAATAAAGTAGACTCTTTAAGGTCATTAGGGTTTCCGCTAATAGACTCCACTACAAGGTCGTTAGTGACCCTCCAGTGGGCGTTAGAGGGCGTAAATAGAAAGTCTCTAGGTCTTACTATACGTACATCTTCATTATATAATGCTTTAAATAAAATCTCAAAAGATTTATCACTACCTTTACTTAAATAGAAATCCTTTGCTTGTTTTATAAAAATATTTTGATCTAGTTCACTATTAAACTCTCTACTCTCTAATCCAGGTGTAAGTTGTCTCTTTGCTTTTGTTAAAAACTGCTTTAAGAATAGATTACTTAAATTTGTAATCGTAGATCCTTTCTCATGCTCATCAATGCTTGTAGTTTCAAAAACTAATTGATCAGTAGTTCCCGTTGCTTCATATGAGGTAACACCACTGAACCCTCTTATACATCCCGTAAACTTTGAGTCTGTTTTTCCAGTATATGTAATAATTTCTGCATCAATTTTTAACAATCCATATGTCTCTGGGAATCCTTTTGTTCCATTAGGAGATTTTACTAAATCAACAGTAACTTCTTCTGCATTAAAAGTCAATGCAGTATCCAAAATTACAGAATCAGTAAGATTGGTTAATTCACTAATTTTAATATATTGATCAATATTTTCAATCAGGTCAATAGGACCACTTTGATATTCCTGACCTTCGTAATATGTTTTTAAAAAATCCGCAACTAATGGAAACTCTTCCTGAACATAAGCAGGAAGTTGATTTTGAACAATGTTGCTAAACTTAACTCTATTTTGTGGCATTTTATGATCTTACTAAGTTCCCGTTGTGATAACTCGATGTTACGGTATAATTGGAAGCGGCTGGGTCTAATCCAGAAGCAATATTGTCAATAACCATCTCAAAATTACTCTTACTAATATCTAGTTGCAAATAAAGATCCTGTATTCCAACCACATCATTTGATTTAGGACATGCAGATATTTCTACAATTGTTTGTCCATCCTTTAATTTACCAGAAATAATATTAACAGGATTTAATGTGATAATACCACTCTTGTAATTAATAGTACCTACATTTCGTCTAATAATAGTCGGGGAAGTAGAATTAACTGAAGGAACAGTAAAGAAGAAAAGTGATCCTGTTTCTCTATTAGAATTTGGAATATCTGATAGATAAAGATCCTGTGGCACTCCACTTATACGGAATGTAGTGGATTTAATATTATACCCACTCATACTCTTAATATAAAATTCATTACCAAATCCAATTTGGTACTCCGCAAAACTATTTAATGCGGCTCTCATATCCCTTCTCATTTGTAGAGTAGTAATATTAGATGTAATAGAAGCATCACTTTCATCAATTACTTTTAAGAACTTACTGTACTTAAATCTAGCACCATATCTATTTAATTCAGTTGATTCTGCATAACTTTCAGTATTTTGTTGAACTAAAGTAGAAACATACTCACCAGAAGGTGCTAAATTGGAATTATAATATATTTTTGAGTCAACTTCTATGTAAAGATACTTCAAATCAAGAATTTCTGGTACAATTCCTGCTACTGCATACTTTTTCAGTTTAGTTTTAATATTTTCTTTGATTAAATTGGGTAAAAAGTCACCAGTTCTTGGTTTTATGCTAATAAAGACCTTTCCATATTGAGGAGGAACTAATTCTTCTCCTCCAAATACAGAAATTGACTCTGTTTCAGGATAAATCTTCGCTGGAATGAGTGTTTCGTAGTCATTTGCACTTACTGCTCTATTTTGAGAGGCATATATGCGTGGAGCAAACTTTTTAATAGAATCAACGGTCTCAATACTCTCTCCACCCGTGGATTTAAGGTCTGTACTAAGTAAAGAAACACCTGTTGTTACAGAATATGACTGAGCATTTCTAATATATGACAATCTACCCGCAAAAGTGAAATTACTAATGCCATTTGCAGCATCACCACTAGAAACTACATATTCACATGTAACATAATTGCCTTCTTCTAGTTTTTTACCAAAAATATCATCACCAAAAAAGATTTCATAACGCTCATCCTCTATTTCTTGAAGAAAATATACTTTTGAAGAGGAATCAATGTCAAAAATACTGTTTTGAGAACTATATTGAGCACCTGTGCTCTCAGATGCGTTACTTCTAACAGTCACATTCATTAAAGAAGTGTCAATTCCAGAGTTTGGAAGGATAAATTTTTGATCTGGGTTAACTGAACTGCTAGTAAAAGCATTTGTTACTAATGTTCCCTCGGAAATCTTAACATCATCAAAAGTAGCAACTGCAGTTCCATTAGAATCAGTGAAAACTGGAACTGTAATGTCTTCTAAGATACAAAAAACATATGAATTTACTCCTGTTTGCCCCGCAGAAGACGCTACAGGACCTTTGTTTAGTGTTATAGTGGCAGGAGCAGGGGTAACACCTGTTACGTCCACAAAGAAGCTTACAGTGGCAGTAGAGGCAGTCCTAGAACGAGGTAAATATCCAATATTTCTTGCTAACGAAACTACATTTTCCCTTAAAGTGGCACTATCAATGAATACCTCATTGGTTACCATGTTAGCATTATAAGAAGTAATGTAAGTATTGTATGCTAACACATCCAAAATGGACGCTAGGTTAGATCCTTCAAAGTCATAATCCGTAAAATCAGAGTTTGACCTAAGATAATCTTTAAGTGAAGTCTTAACCTGATCAAAATCAAGGTTAGAAAAATTGACTAACGGCATCTTATCGTGTTGATTGTAAAGCGAATTGTAATTCCTGCGGAGCTACGTCTGCTCCTATAATTTCATATACAATAACAGCATCAAAAGAAGCATTATCATTGTCTGGATTTACAGTTATACTCAATATCTTCACTCTTGGTTCATAATTAACAATTGAATATTCAATTTCTTCTCGAATTTGAGATGCAGTTATGTCATCTACGTTCTCAAAAAGCAATTTTGAAACTCTAGATCCAAAATCTGGTTCAAAAAACTTTTCTCCAGGCACTGTCATGACAATATTCCTTACAGAACGAGCAATTGCATTCTCATTTTTAAGCCCAATGAGGTCATCATTCAGAGGATTGCTCTGAAAAGTCATGCTAAGGTCTTTAAAACCCCTACTTACCCGTTCTAAAGGCATAGGATTGTCTAATATTTAGAATTATAACTTATTTATTAAAGATTTTATAGAACATCTGTATCGTAATCTAGTCCTTCCCAAAACTCATCATCATTTATATTCTCCCACAGGTCATTTTGCACCTTAGAGTCACGTTTTTTAGGGGTTTGAGTGTCGTTTGCTATCTCACGTAGCATTTTTTGGTTCTTGTTCGTCATTGTTTTGCCTTTCTTTAGTAGTTTTCCAGAAATAATTCTCCTCATTACCTAAACCATCACGGTCATGTCCATTTTCAACCTGATAATAGACGGTTGATACCTTAAAATCGGGTGTAGTAGGTGGTTCGGGGGTTAAACTGTTGTCATAGATACGCATTCTATTGTTAGGATAGAGTGCAAACTGTCCATTATCTAGTTCAAGTAGGTTATGTGACTTATGTTCACTAGGATTTTCACTTGTAGAGTAGTCAATTGCATCTACATCTTGATGATAGTTATCTAAAGTACAAATATATGTACCTGATTGGGTTCCATAGTCTCTTGTATATATCTCAAAGTGCATCGAACCTATGAATTGCTTCTGAACTGCTACAACACCATAGTCCATACAATTCCAGAACTGTAAGTTATGCAGTTCCATATCGGGTGTTGGTTTCTCTGGTGATGATACAAAGGCACTGATTGGTAACTTATCATAGATCGCAGCATAGTCTGGTAAATACGTTTCAAAATAAAAAGCACGTCCAGGTATCGATTTTGCCGATACCCAAACGCCCTTTACATATTCACCATGACCGCTTTTATGATCTGTAAGATACTCTTTACGTACCCATACCTCATAGGAGGGTAGATTACAGATTAGTGATGGCATTTACTTTCCTTGACCTCTACTACGTTTTTTTGCCGCATTACGAGAGGAAGCGGCATACTTAGTGTGCTTCCCATTACCTTGACGAGTTTTTTTCGGTCTTGATTCAACCGTTACATCGCCTGATGCACTATACATCCTTGGCATTTAACATCCCTCCGAATCGTGTGTGATTTCAACTGTATCTTCAATGATTCTATACTTAATCGAGTCACGCCCCGATAGTTCCATTAGAATCTCCTCAGACAGATACCATAGATCTTCTGATGACTTCTCCTTCATGTGGTGGTCTACCCACTCTCTGAGAGCATCCATGATCCTTACAGAACACGAGTTTTTTCGTGACCCACACGAATACGAGGATCGCACCAGATGTCCCAACCTTCGTCAATGGCATCTAAGCAGAATGATACGTCTTCGCCGCACATGTCTTGTACTGCACCTGATTCAAACTGTTGCATCTTAGGAGCAAACCAAGGATATTCAAGTTTCTCAAATACACCGTTCTTAATTAGAACCCAACCGAAACCAGTGTAGTCTACTGTGAAAGGTTTCTTTCTTTTCGAGATACTTTCGACGGTTTCGTGATTCATAACTCCACCATTCTTGCGGAAGTCATCTTCTTCTAACCAGTGAGCGACAGATGTAGTGCTGCCATCCTCTGTAGCATACCAACCAGCAGTGATAGAACGCTCATTCAATAAATCATCATCTATACTTCCATCTTCTTTAACAGACTCAGCAGGAACAGAGAGATCGCATAACTGCCAGAACTTGTTTGAGTCAAAGACAATATCCGAGTCAATCCATAACTGATAGTCATACTTAAGTTTTCCATCCCAAGGTATTTGATCAGGACCTCTGAGAACATTTGCTCCAAGACACTTACATCTTGCAAAGTTCACCATTGAAGAGTAGTCCTGTGAGATCTGGATAGACATACCATTCTGAACCATGTCAAAGCATAACTGCACAAAGTTCTTCAGAAAGGTGTATGAACATCCACGACCTGGAAGACAGAATACAATCGTCTTTCCTTTCATTCTTGCCTTAATTGCATCAATGTCCCAATCTTCTTTCTTCTTGGGTTTTGGTGCATTGGCTTTTACTGTAAATCCTTTTGCCATAGCGTGTTGTAATTACCCTTTAATTATAGAGTAATTGTATGTATATGTCAATCCATAAAAAAAGAGGGTGTTGTAAACCCTCTCCTAATAACTATCACCACCCTCTGGTTCTTTCCAAGTTATCTTACCACCTCCTTTACCAATTCCTGAGGGGCATTTTTCATATGATAAATCTTCTACTGTATATGAAGTCTGCATTAAACCAACCATACCTTTCAAGGAT